TCGGAACGGGTCGGTTATTTCTGTACGATCATTTTGGCTCTCTTGACCCTACCGTTTTGCTTAACCGCATACGCCATTTGGTTAGTGGTTGCGGGTGTAGTTGGATTGTGTTCGATCACCTTTCAATTCTTGTCTCAGGTTTGGACCAAGGGGACGAACGTAGGGCGATTGATCAAACGATGACAAAACTCCGAAGCTTTGTTGAAGAAACAGGCTGCGGGATGCTTTTGGTGTCACACTTACGCCGCCCTACTGGCGATAAAGGCCACGAGAACGGTGCTCAAACATCCCTTTCACAGTTACGCGGTAGCGCTGCTATCGGCCAACTTAGTGACATCTGTATTGGTCTTGAACGAGATCAACAATCTGATAACAATTCAGAAGGAACAACTGTACGAGTTCTTAAAAATCGTTTCACAGGTTGGTGCGGCGTTTCAGGCACTGTGAAATACAACGAAACTACCGGCAGAATGTTGGAGCTTTCTGGCAGTAACAAGCCGCAACAATTCGATGATCATTTTGAATCCGACTTTTGACGTTCACATCTCCGAGATGAATCACCTTAAGGTGACAGCTCTTGCTGCTACTGAAACCGCCAAACGAGTGTGTCAGTCCTTTTTCAAGTCCAATGACGCCTGCAACCAACTCAACTACGGCCAGCTTGAGGACTTCCTTGACTTCTGCTACAGCCGAAACCTCAAGGTCTTTCTCGATGGTAACGTTCGACGTGGAGACCAATGCTCTCAAGATTAGGGATGTTACTAAAGTCCACTGCTGTGCAGTATCTGACGGCACGAACACAACTCTGTACAAGAACGCAAAAGAGTGGATTTCGATTCTTGAAAATGCGGATGTATTGATTGGTCACAACATTATTCAGTACGACATACCAGCGATACAACAGGTATACCCTTCTTTTAAACCAAAAGGCAAAGTCGTCGATACGTTGATCCTTTGCCGGATGCTTTACCCCGATATCCTTGACCGTGACTTTCAAAAGAAGTGGGAGGGGATGCCAATACAGCTTTATGGTCGCCACAGCCTTGAGGCTTACGGCTTTCGACTGGGCTATAGCAAGCGTCACGCTGGTCTTGAAGACTTCAGTGTGCTGACTGATGAACTGGCTGAACGCTGCGTCTGTGATGTTGAACTGAACCTTAAATTGTGGCGCAGGTTGCAACCGAAGGCTGACGACATCCCTTGTGCCGTTGACCTTGAGATGCGCTTTGCACAGCTCATCGCCCTGCAGGAACGATCTGGCTTTGGTTTCAATGTTCAAGGGGCTTTGGAACTTGAAGCTCAGATCAACGAACAACTGAATACTCTTGGCGAACGATTGAGACAACGGTTCCCGTTCGTTGACGGAGGGCTCTTCACGCCCAAGCGAGACAACTCGTCACGAGGTTATGTAGGTGGTGCAGCAATGTGCCGTCTTACAGATCTCAACCCAAACTCTCGGGATCATGTCGCTTGGGTGCTACAGACACTTCTGGAGTGGAAGCCAGAGGAGTTCACCAAGGAGGGGAAACCCAAGTTGGATGAAACAATTCTGTCGAAGATCCCTGGGGCTGAAGATTTTGTTTCACACTTCACGCTCCAAAAGCGATTGGGTCAACTCAGCACAGGCAACAATGCTTGGTTGAAACTGGTGGAAAGTGACAACAGGATTCACGGCAGTGTGATTACTGTTGGATGCGCCACCGCTCGCTGTAGCCACGTCAACCCCAATATGGCCCAGGTACCTGCTGTCAGGTCAGTCCTGGGACCGGAGTGCCGAGCTCTGTTTGGACCTGGCCGCCTCGGGGGAGGTAGAAGCACCAAACAGGTTGGCGTGGACCTCAGTGGAATTGAAGCACGTTGCTTGGCTCACTACTTGTGGCCGTTTGACGAAGGTAAGTTTGCGAACGAAGTACTGAATGGCGATATCCATACGGCCAATCAAAAGGCCGCAGGACTCGCCACCAGAGACCAGGCAAAGACATTCTTCTATGCCTTGATGTATGGAGCAGGGGCAGAGAAGCTAGGTCTGATTACGGGTCAGGATGGAGCAAAGCTGAAGCGGAAGTATTTCCGCAATATGCCCGCTTTGGCTTCGCTTTCTAAAAGAGTAATAGCAAAAGCAAAAGATGAAGGCTTTGTTAAGGGATTGGACGGTAGACAGATAAGAATCCGGTCCTCACATAGCGCCCTTAACTTCCTACTTCAGAGCGCAGGTGCCATCATTAGCAAGCTCTGGTACATCACCTGTTTTGAGGAACTCTTAAAGGCAGGATTTGAGTACGGGGTTGATTGGTTTTTCCTGGCTCACGTCCACGATGAAGTACAGTTCGCAGTCGCAGCAGAACGCGCAGAAGAGCTTGGACTCATTGCAGTCAGGTCTTCTCGCTTGGCAGGAGATGCACTTGGACTCCGTATTGGAATTGATTCGGAGTTCAAAATCGGAGACACTTGGGCCGAGTGCCACTAAGACTTGCAAAATTTGTAAGCAAGACAAACCGCTAGATCTGTTTGGTCGTAACGGCACTTGGAAACGCCCTGAGTGCAAAGAGTGCTACGCCAAGCTGCTTAGGGACTATTACCAAATTCGTAAGAAACAGAAAGTACCTGAACTAGGTGCGCCGTGTGAGTGCTGCGGATCCACTGAACATAAGTTGCATTGGGATCATTGTCATGAAACCCATGAGCATCGTGGTTGGATTTGCAATAACTGCAACACAGGTATTGGCAAGCTTGGTGACAATATTGAAGGCGTCCTCAAGGCTGTGGACTACCTAGCCAAGGTCAATAAGCTAGGAGCCCACCAAGGAGGTACTGATGACTTGGCTGCTGCTTGACGCAGACATGCTGCTGTTCCAAGCAGTTGTTGCCGCTGAAGTTGAAATTGAATGGTGCCCAGACATCATCACAACTCATCTACCTATCAAAGAAGCTCAATTCTTTTTCAATGAGCTACTTGAAACCAAACGCAACCAAGCACAAGCTGACAGATTCACGCTTTGTTGGACTGCTAATGAGAACTTCCGTAAGGACGTTGCACCCACCTATAAAGCACACCGTACTCGTTACGATCGTCGCAAGCCTGTGGGGTATAAAGCAGTACGACGTTGGGCTGAACAGCAGTTTCCTTCCGAGTGCTGGCACCGATTAGAAGCTGATGATGTTCTTGGCATCCTCGGCACTCGTTATCAAGACAAAACCATCATCTGGTCTGGAGATAAAGATCTTAAACAGATTCCTGGTCTTCATTTAGATAACGATGGCAACATCTTTTACATTTCCCAACTTGAAGCTGATGTCTATTTTTATCGTCAGGCTCTTACCGGTGATTCCACTGACGGCTATCCTGGTTGCCCTGGGGTGGGACCGAAAACAGCGGAAAGAATTATCGAGGAAGATGGATTTGAAGAGGCCTCCGCATGGAGAGCTGTAGTTAGCCAGTACAAGAAGAAAGGGTTAGGTGCTGACTATGCCTTAACCCAAGCTCGCCTTGCTCGTATCCTTCGTGACTCTGAGTACACATTTGATGAAATTCAACTATGGACCCCGACTTCGATCCCATCCGTCCCAGCCACTACGCTTTCGACGAGGGAGTAATTGAATGTATTGATTACATTGAAAGCCACGCTTTTGATTTTGTTGAAGGCAACATCATCAAATACGTCACTCGGTACCAACACAAAAACGGTACTGAAGATCTCAAGAAAGCCCGTTGGTATCTCGATCGCTTGATCAAACGACAAGAAGAGTGGGATGCCCAATGGAATAACCATCAAAAACTTTACGAAGAGGTTGTTGCCGATGATCACTTCCAATTCCGAGTTAGTTCGGACCTGGATGCAACGAGCGGACCAGTTAACCAATCCTGATAACGAACAGCGTGAACAACAACTTGCGTATGTCGAAGAAGAGTTTTACGAACTTCTTTATGCATATCGCAACGAGTCTCGCGCACAAGTTATTAAAGAAGCCTGCGACCTACTATGGGTCACTTATGGTTTGCTTCTTACCTTGGGTGTGGATCCTGATTCTGCTTTCGATCGGCTCTACACCTCTAACTGGTCCAAGTTTCCTTTCACAAAAGTGGATGGAAAAGTCCAGAAAGGTCCCAACTATCAACCCGTTGACTTCTCAGACTTATGAAGCCTTACGATGAACTGCTGGCACAAATTCCTAACGGCGCTTGGCAATATGTCGAAGCCGAATACGAGGAAGATGATGACGGCACTGGCTCTATTCAGTTCTATTGGGACGATGAAGAGCATCCTGAACTCAAGCCTCTTTCCCAGCTTGATGAAGATCAATGGGAAGATTTTGTAATCACTTCACTTCAACGAACAATTGACAAAAATGAAACTGACGAAGGCGACTCTGAATCCGGCGATCGCAATGACCGGGAGGGTGGAGAGTTGGATTGAGAATCCCACCCGCCGTTATCCCGTTAGTTGTACTGTGTTCGTTGTGGAAGACACAATGGACGAGGATGCTGACGGTCTTGAGGGTTCTTGGCAATTCGTCAGTAAGGCTCTCCGGTATGGCGCAGGGGTTGCTGTTCACCTTTCTAAGCTTCGTGCAAGGGGTACTAGAAACACTCACGGAATGGTTGCTTCAGGCCCTTGTGGGTTTATGGAGATCTATTCCAAGTTCAACGAGATCCTTCGTCGCGGCGGTACCTACCGAAATGGTGCGGTGGTTGCTCATCTTGACGCAGATCATCCTGACATTTTGGAGTTTGTTAATTACGATCGCGGTCGTATTCCTTGGATTAAACGTTGTGTCAATGTTGATCCTGCAATTATCGACGAACCAAACAAGCTAAAAGCAATCATGGATGCTGCCCGTAAGGGTGACGTTTGGATTGTTAAGAAGCAATACGACGCAAACGGTGAGCGCATCTATTCCAATGTGTGCCAAGAGATTCTGCTGAAGTCTCGGGACACCTGCTTGCTGTCTCATATCAATTTGGGTCTCACCAAGATTGATGAGATTCCTCAGGCGTTTGTTGATGGCATGAAGTTTCTTTGTGAGCTGTATCAACAAACTGGTGTTGATGAGTCTGGTATTTACAGCCGCAAAGATAACCAAGTTGGTTTGGGTGTTCTTGGTCTGGCAAATCTATTGGCTATTGAAGGCGTGACCTACGAAGACTTTGTGGTTGCTTTGCGTCGCAAGAACTTTGGTGTTGGGTCTGTTGAAACCAAAGCTGGAGAGATTGCTCACGCTATCTTCCTGGGCTTTGTAGAGGCCTCTAAGGTGGCTGCTGACTACAACATGTCCCGAGCGTTCACTGTGGCCCCTACAGCCTCTTGTGCGTACCGCTATGTGGATCGTGAAGGGTTCACTACAGCCCCTGAAATCTCACCTCCGATCAGTCGTGACGTAGATCGTGATAGTGCAACTCTTGGTGTGCAAAGTTACAAGTTCAACCCCAAATGTGAAACCGCTGAACAAGTTGGTTGGGATACATTTTTTGAGTTGAACTGTGAGTGGCAGCGGTTGATGGATAGCACATCCATGGCTCATGCAATTTCTATGAATTGGTGGTCTGATATGACAACAATGGACCGTCAATTTATGTCACGATGGTTGAACTCCCCCTTGAAGAGTTTGTATTACTCTCTTCAAGTGATGGCCGACATTCAAGATAAATCCAATGCCTACGCCGCTATTAGCGATGTAGATGTTGAGGATTACCTTGCCAATTTGTTGGAGGGAGATTCAGCACCCGATTGCAACTGCGCCGAATGAACCCGTATCAGAAACTGCTCGCTCGTAAGCGCACTTGGACTCCCATTCAATCAACCGCTGGCAAGCTAAAAGAGGGCTCGGAGGAGACAATCTTCCGGGCTCTTGCCCTTCGTCACATGGAGCTTCCGGTTGGTGATTTTATCCAAGACGCTTGCTCTAATGAAATTCCTGAAGCCTCCCGTGCGCTTCTTGAAAGCAACATCAAAGATGAAGAGCGCCACGATCTTGCGCTGGGATATATCACCAACGCATTGGGCGTGGATGAACAAGCCGAGAAAGAAGCCTTCCGACTACGGCAAGCGTGGATTGAACATCCAGATCATCCGGTCCTCAAAGCAATGGTGGCCGAGCGTGCAATCTTTTTCGTTCTCCTCCCGTTCTTTCGTTTTAACGGTGATGCTGGTCTCCGAACGGTAAGTGCTGACATTAGCCGTGATGAACAAGTACACGTTGCAGCAAACAGTCTGGTGTGCCGTGAGCTTGGTCTCACTGTGTCTCCTAGTTTGGATCGCCTCAGGAAGGCAACCATTAATTGGGTGATGCAACCCCTTTTGAAAGTACATACTGACAAATATCTTGATCGTCAGTTTTGGCTGGATCAAAGTGACAGTTTGATGTATTCAGGTAAAGCTGAAGGTTTGATTGAAACTCAGCGAGCTCGGATGCCTGCGTTTTTTGAGACCAGTAACTCTGATCTTCCCAGCTACGCTTGATGCATATGGGGTTTGATTATGGCGTTGATTACCCAAGACCAATTTTTTGAGCTTTGGTTTCCTACTAGTTATTGGGCTCAACAGTTTGGTGGGACAGGAGATCCAAATAACAGGCGTAACGCTCGTGAATCTCCTAACGGTAGTCGTCAATTTGCAGCAGCTTGGGAAGCGTATAACCGCGATCAAATAGCTGCTCAAAATCCTAGAAGCGTTCTTGATACCCCTTACACATTTAACGAACCTGCACCTGGTTTTACGCAGTGGTCAGGTCCTTGCTATGACGCTAATTGTCAAAGGCTTAGGGCCTCCATTGAATCTAGTGAGCGAGCTAATTACGCTTCTTGGCAAACTAGAAAAGCACAGGCAGAAGCAGCAGAACAACGTCGGTTGTATGAAGTTGCTTTGCTGCAACAAGCTGATATAAAAGCTCAGCAATATGAAGCAGAACAAGCTGCAAAATTTTTGGCTACTGAACAGCAAAAAATTCAACAAGACCTTGTACTTGAACAGCAAAAAATTGCTCAACAACAAAAACAAGAGCAGTCAAATATAGAAGCTCAAATTAATGCTTCTCGTTTAGCTGCACAAGAAGAACAAGCAGCAATTAAACTTCAATTTGAAAGCGACAGAGCTTCTATCCAACAACAACAAGCAGCTCTTCAATCCCAATTTGAAAAAGAGAAAGAAACAAACGAAAAAAGTATTGCAGCAGCAGCAGCAGAAACAGCAAAGCAACAAATAATAGCCAAGCGTCAAACAGCTCTTAAACAAGAAGCAGCCTCAACACCTACTACCAAATTGACTGCACAGCAAAATCAAACCGCTGCTACAGAGCAAACACGCCGTCGTAAAACAATGATTGGTCAGCCTGGTGTATCTGTCACACGGGTTAGTGCAAGGTCTGGCGTTGGTGGTTATGGTGGTACAGCTCCTGCCAGAATTAACCCGACTGGTCTCAACATATGATTCCTTACATTGAAGCTGAAATTATTCAATATCTTGACGCTATTTATCCAGATAAAGCACCTGACCTTAGTATGGAAGAGAAACTTATCTGGTTTACTGCTGGACAAGTATCAGTTGTAAGGCATCTTAAAGAGCAGCACAAGCTCCAAGAGGAAACTAAGTATGGCTAAGGCTAAGGACAGCTCACTTAATTCAGTTCTCTCAATCCTTGGTTTGGTTGGAGCTGGTTTTTCTGCCTACCAAGGGTTTCGTGCTGCTGAACAACGTAGTACTGAATTTCGTGCTCAACAAGAACAAGCTGCAAGGCAATATTCTCTAGCTCAACAAGCAACTGAAAATCAAACTCGTCTAGTTAACGAGCAAATTGCAAACCTTCGGTCTAGTCTTGCTCAACGGCAACAAGAATTTCAAGCAGCACAAACTGCTTATACACAACAAGCAGAATCCAGCCGCCAACAACTTGAGCAAGCAAGGAGTTCTTCTGCTGCTCAGTTGACTGCTATGCGTGAATCGGCTGCTGAACAAAGCCGTCAGATGCAGTCTCAATCAGAGTCTCAACGTCTGGCTTTTGCTGAACAAACCAAAGCTCTTCAAGAACAAACGTCTATTCAACGTGCTTCACAAGAAGCTCAGCTTGGTATTGCTCGTGAACAACTGGCTTCGTATCAAGCTCAAGCTGTTTCAATGCAAGAGCAAGCTTTGATCGCTCGTCAAACTGCAGAACAACAAATGTCTCAGCAACGCACGGCGGCTGCGGCTATGTTGCAACAGCAAAAGATTACGTCTGCCATTCAGCAACAGCAAGCTGCAGCTCCTCCTGTTGGTAGCCGTGTTCGTCAACGTGCTGGCACTCCTGCTGCAATGCGTACTAGTTTGGAAATACAATCGCCTGTTGCCGGTCTTGGCATTGGGGCAGGTTCATCTAACGCGGCTGGTGGTTTGAATGTCTAATGCTTCGGCTCGTTATTCGGCACTAGAGCCGGAGAAATCAATTTATCTGGATCGAGCAATTGAGTGCAGTAAGTACACTTTGCCGACTCTAATTACTGATAACGACCGTAGTACTGGTAAAAATCTTTACACCAAAATCGCTACCACCTACCAAGGTCTTGGTGCTCGTGGCGTAAACAACCTGGCTAGCAAGCTGTTGATTGCTTTGCTGCCTCCTAACCAAGCTTTCTTTCGTCTCTCTGTAGACGACATGAAGCTGAAGCGGGAGCTTGAGAACTACAAGGAACTGCAATCAGAGTTTGATCAGCAACTGGCTTTGATGGAACGTTCCGTCATGCGGGACATTGAAGAGTCTGGTGATCGGACTGCTTTGTTTGAAGCGCTAAAGCATTTGATTATTGGTGGTAACGCTCTGCTGTATGTAGCTGAAACTGGTACCAGGGTTTATCCGCTTAAGTCTTTTGTATTAAACCGTGATCCTGAAGGAAACATCCTTGAGGTTGTGGTGCGTGAGGAAGTTAATCCTGAAGTTCTTCCTGAAAAAGTTACACCTAAAGATAATGAAGGAAAACTTGTAGACCGTACTGTTTTTCTGTACACCCACGTCACTTGGGATTACAAAAAGGATCGTTGCAACTGGTATCAAGAGGCTTACAACAAACAGATAGGCAAGACCGGTTCTGTTCCTATTGAGAAAAGCCCTTGGATTCCCCTTCGTATGTTCCGTGTAGCTCATGAAGCTTACGGACGCGGGTATTGCGAGGAGCTTCTTGGTGATCTGAAAAGCCTTGAGTATTTGTCTAAAGCAATTGTTGAGGGTTCTGCTGCTGCAGCCAAGATCATCTTCCTCTGCAATCCAAACGGCACTACTCGTCCTGATGCTCTTGCTCGGGCTGCCAATGGATCAATTGTGGCGGGTAATCCAAATGATGTGGCTCCTCTGCAAATGCAAAAGCAGGCGGATCTTACGGTTGCTCTTAACACCATTGCTCGCATTGAACAGCGACTAAGCTTTGCATTCCTGCTTAACAGCGCCATTCAAGCTGGGACTTCTGGCCGTGACCGTGTGACGGCTGAAGAAATTCGTATGGTGGCTCAAGAACTTGAAGCTGGTTTGGGTGGTATCTACTCCATCCTTAGCGTTGAGCTGCAGCTTCCTCTTGTTAACCGCAAGATGGCTCTTATGGAGCGTCAGGGTCGTTTGCCAAAGCTGCCTAAAGATATTGTGAAACCTCAGATCACCACCGGTCTTGATGCTCTTGGACGCGGTAACGATAAAGCCAAGTTGATTGAGTTCTTGCAAACCATTGCTGGCACTCTGGGTCCTGAGGTCATGGCTCGTTACGTTAATAGTCGTGAACTGATCACCCGCCTTGCTGCTTCTGATGGTCTCGATACTTACAAGCTGATTAAATCAGACGAAGATCTCATGGCTGAAGAACAGCAAACAGCTATGATGATGCAGCAACAAATGGCCGCGCAAGATCCTAATAACGATCCTGCTAAACAGGCCGCACTCATTAAAGCTGAAAATGACTCAATCCGGGCAAGTCAAGAGGCCGTTGGCGGAGGAACCCCTGGAGGTTTCTGAGGCTCCAAAAAAGGCGGAACCTAAATCCAAAATGGATCAACTGATTGAAGAGCTGAAGGCTAAAAAGCCTGAGGTGTATCAACAGTATGTCGCTGCTGCTAAAAACAAGCGACCTGTTTGGATCTATCCTGATCTGACCGTTCGGATCGGTTGATCATGGAAGTCATTGCTGACAATTTTCTGGCTCAAGAAACTGGGCCTTATAGCGAGCAAGATCTGCAAGCTCTTCAAGAGGCTGAGCAGCAAGAGCAACAGCAAGAACTCATTGGTGGCAAATTCAAAAGCCCTGATGATTTGCTGAAGGCTTACCAAGAACTTGAGAAGAAGCTTGGTGGTCGTACTGGTTATGAGAAAGCTGAGGGTGAACCTGAAGCTGATCAAGACCAAACTGCTGAAGAGCCTGTTGTTCTGTCTCAGGATGAAGAAGCCACCATTCTGGAAAGCATTGGTGGTGAAGAAAACTTTAGTGCAGTCCAGCAATGGGCTAAGGAAAACCTTGAAGCTGGTGAGCTTGAGGCTTACAACCGTGAAGTTAATAGCGGTGATTACTACCGAGCTCGTAACGCACTGCAGTCTCTGTATTATGCGTTCCAAGAAAACTCTGGCTATGAGCCTGAGCTGATTGGTGGAAAGCTCTCTACAAATAGCAGTGATGTGTTCCGTTCAAGCCAAGAAGTAATGGCTGCTATGAGTGATCCTCGCTATCTAAATGATCCTGCTTATACCCAAGATGTGCAGGACAAATTAATCCGTAGCGACGTTCTCGGTCCTAGGGGTTAATATTTTATTAGCGAACGTAAACATTGTTGCCGCTGAGGCGATAACAACATTGATATGCGAGCGCCCGTAAACAGTTCCATTAACCAAACTAACGATGCCTGACCTCAACGCATCTCTTAGCCGGTTGGGGAGTATTAATGGCGTTCAATACAACGCTGGCTCTGCCTCCGGTAACTTTGAGCGCGAAAGCGCTAACTTCCTCAAAATCTTTTCCGGCGAAGTTCTGACCACGTTTAACCGTGAGACGATCTTCAAGGATCTGACCATGAAGCGCACCATCTCTTCGGGTAAGAGCGCAAGCTTCCCGATTACCGGCCGCTTCTCTAGCCGTTACCACCGTCCTGGTGATTTCATCACCGGCCAAGGTAACAAAGGCATGATCGGCGAAAAGATCATCACCATTGATGACCTGCTGATCGCTGATGCTTCCATCTATGACCTGGATGAAGCCAAACTGCACTGGGATGTTCGTTCGATCTATTCGACCGAGCTTGGCCGCGCTCTGGCTCGTGCCTATGACCAGCGTCTGGCTCGCACTCTGCTGGCTGCTACTGAGTCTGACGGTCGTATTAAGGACTGGGATTCCAAGCGCTTCCAACTGAATGGTGGTACTTACGTTTCTGTGAGCACCAACACCATTACCTTGAGCGCCAACTTCCAGACCGCTGAACTGACCTATTGGGCTGTGGGTGAAGTGGTTTACGGTGAGAACTCTGGTTCTTACGGTGTGATCACCACTGCTCCTACCAACGGTGCTGCCACCTTTGTGATCAACCCGATTGGTTCGATTGGTACCGGTACTGGCGTTGGCTTCCAAGTGGGTGAGCGTCTGTTCGTTCTGAACTCGATGCCTGGTGGTACTTCCTTTAGCGGTATTGACCTAAACGGTGCTGCTGACCGCAATGCCCGTGGTGATCTGATCGTTGAGAACCTGTTCAAAGCTTGTCAGGCTCTTGATGAAAAGGATGCTCCCAAGGAAGGCCGTGTGTGCGTCCTGAGCCCTGGTGCTTACTACGACGTGCTCAACAGCGACCGTGCCATCAACACTGATTTCAACGCTGCTGGTGGTGCCAATGGCTCCATTTACCAGAACCGCGTGGCTTCTGTGGCTGGTTTCCGCCTGCTGACCTCCAACCACCTGGGTATCAATAGCTATACCGCTAACCAGACTTACGTTGGTCAATCCAACCAGTCTGCTGTGACCCGTGGTGAGCGTCCTAACTACATCAACGGTCGTGACGGTTCTGACGGTCAAGCTGCCGCCGGTACCTGTGATTACTACCAAGATGAGCAAGGCAACACCTCGTCCATCGCTAACTGCTTCGGCCTCTGCTTCACCAAGGAAGCTGTGGGTACTGTGTCCTTGAAGGACGTTTCGATGCAGATGACGGGTTCTGAGTACAAGGCTATGACTCAAAGCACCATGATGGTCGCTAGCTATGCCGTGGGTCACGGTATCCTGCGTCCTGAGTGCTCTGTGAGCCTGCTTTCCGATGGCAACCCGTATTGATTAACTAGCTTCTAGTTAATTACCAATACAATGAGGGGAGGCAGAAATGTTTCCCCTTTTTTGTTGCAATAATGGCGACTAGTAAACTCAGTGCAGTTAACACTCTTCTTGCCATTATTGGCGAAGCCCCTGTAAACAGTCTTAACGCTCCGTTGACTGGTGATGCAAGTCTTGCAGAGCGTACTTTGGATGAAGTGAGCCGTGAGGTTCAAGGAGCTGGATGGTCTTGGAACACGATGCTGTATGACTCCATTCCTCTGGACGCTTCTACAGGTCAATCCCAGCTTCCTAGCAACACCCTTGCTATTCGGTTTAACCCGATCTCTTACCCCTCTCAAAGGTTTGTTCTTCGTGGTCTTAGGATTTTTGATCGCGTTAAAAATACATACGATTTGAGAGGTAGTCTTGGTATTTCAGTAACTGGTGGTACTAGTGACCTTGTGGCTGAAATTGTTGAAGAACTTGATTGGGATAGTATTCCTGAGACTGGTCGTAGGTACATTACGATTCGTGCAGCGCGGATGTTTGCTAATCGTGCTGTGACCTCCGCAAGTCTTGAAACGTACACTGGAGAGGATGAAGAACGAGCCCTTCAGACCCTCAAGCGTACTGAAGACATGGCTCAAAATTACAACTACATCAGCGGTCCTGACGACATGTACGGTGGCCGTGTGATCACTAACTTTGGTCCTGATATTCTGAGCCGCTGATGTCACGAGAACTTTTTAGCCAAATTATTGGTCCGCTTAATAAAGGTGTTAACCAGCAAGCTGACAGTTTTGTGCTGCCTGGTTTTGCCAAAGTTCTTGAAAACGGTAACTGTGACCTTGTTGAGGGTTTAAAGAAACGGCTAGGTTCTGTGCCTGTAAA